CCAACTTTAACAGCAACGAGATTATCAAGAGGAACATTCCGCTTCTCTTATCCTACTACCAATTTATCAATGCCATTTGTCGCAGCAAACGTAATTTCAGATAAACTTGGATGGTTTGCTAAAGTCACTCAATCCACTAATGCTTATTGTGTTGTTGAAGTTGTTTCATTGGCTAATCTATTAGCTCGTTACGATTTACCTGTTACTGTATTGATTAAAGATACTATATGAGTTTTCCAGCAGACATAACATTACCAGCAAATGCGAAATATTTTGCGTTTGTTGATAACAATAATGAATATAACCCAAGTTATGATATAACTTGGAGTTTTCAATATGCGTTGACTGGAACTGAAGCTGGATTTTGCACTTTTTTAACATCGAAAACGCAAAGCACATCTGCCATTCCGGGTCAGTATCTCGGATATAGTGGTAATTTGCCAGCATCTGCGTTTTTAGCAACTGAATCTGGTGATTTTATTCTTACTGAAGACTACAATCGAATTGTATTAGAAGGTAACAACGGAAATGATACAGTTGGCGATCTGTGTGTTGCATTTGACACTACTGGATTATTCGCGTTGTCATCAGCAAACAGAGGAGGTGTTGGATTGAGTCAAATTAAGCGCAACAGTATCATAATAAGAGAAGGATCAGACAATGTAATTTACAATGTGCCATTGTCCAGTCTGAACTCGACATTTTCAATACTTTCATCTACCAAAACTTACAAAACGTTGCGATTTAGATATGCAAATACGGATACAATATCGATAGATTTTAAATATGATACAGATTCATCTTATCAGACCTTAACATCTGTATATATTGGAGATTATCTGACGCAGAAAGTTGGATTGAAGGCTGGATTCACATTCTGCTCTCCGATATCATCTTTAAATAGTCCAGCGACTATGTTTTTTAAGAATTTTCATGTCCAAGGCACCGCCCAAGCTACTACTACGGAAATTGCCCCTTTCGCAAAGATACAATCATTGGGATCGTTAACATACAACACTTTATCTGGAGTATATCCGTAACATATGGCCGACGAAAGCACAACAACAGAGACATCGACTAGCACATCTACTACAGAGACATCGACTAGCACCTCTACAACAGAGACAACAACTGGCACTACCGATACATCCACTACAACACCTACTGTGTTTCCTCCTGTGTCAACAGTAACATTGTCTCCGACGACAACGATACGCCCATTTGTCCTACCGCCAAGCTTTACAAGCCCTTCTAGCATATCAACGACCCTACGTCCTGTAATTTACATCACTACAAGCACAACAACCGCTAAAGTCACCACAATATCGCCGTTGGTGCTGGAATGTTCTACTAGAACTGGCAGTTGCAATAAATTAGGATTCTGATAATTACAGAAGTGAAAAAATTAACAATAGGCATGGCTGTCCATGATGATTTCGACGGTATTTATTTTACATTACAGTCGATTCGAATGTTCCATAAGGAAATATTGGATGATGTTGAGTTTATCATCATTGATAATAACCCAGCGAGCAAACACGGCAAATCATTACGTGAATATATTGAATGGATTCAAGAACCTGTCCAATATTTGCCATTTACGAAGTATAATTCAACGATTGTTCGAAATAAAGTGTTTGAATTGGCTGATACTCCTTATGTATTGTGTATGGACAGCCATGTGTTCGTAGAAGCAGGCGCTATTAAGAAATTAATTGAGTTTTTTGACGCTGGAAAGGATCGAGGTAATCTTTTACAAGGTCCATTGTTGTATGATGACATGAAAAACATATCAACACACTTTAATTTAGAGTGGCGTTCACATATGTGGGGAACATGGGGAACTGATGACCGAGGAATTGATCCTAATGGTGAACCTTTTGAAATTCCATCGCAAGGATTGGGGCTTTTTGCTTGTAGAAAAGATAGTTGGCTCGGTTTCAACAAGAATTTCAGAGGATTTGGAGGAGAAGAAGGATACATTCACGCCAAATACAAAAAACACGGTAAAACAACACTCTGTTTACCGTTTTTAAGATGGATGCATAGGTTCCAACGCCCAAATGGAGTGTCTTACCCCAATAATTTAAAGGCCCGATTCCGTAATTATATGATCGGGTTCAAAGAATTGGGGCTTCCACTCGATGAATTAAAAGACCACTTCAAAGAAGTGGTCGATGATGATTACATTTTGTCTATAGAAGAGGAAATCAAATCAAATATTACCTGATTTTGACTCTACGGTAACATCATGTAGCATAGCGGGGAATCTTTCAGTAATATACTGGTCGATTGCAAGGGGTTTTACAACATCTTCCAGATTAAGACCCAATTCACCTGCTTTTTCATCAATAAATTCAAACGCTTCTATCAAACAAGCCCATCGAGCAAACGATGAAAGGCTCATTTCTTCTACAATTCCTGCTTTTCTGGTTAGGGTAACGGTGTTCATGACGACGTTACTATCCCACAGTGTTTAATCAATAGATTCAGGAACAATAGATTTAATATTGTCAAAAACAGCCTCCGTTGTAAGCGGTTCTGCAATCAAAATGCTGTCATAGCTCACAAAAACCTTGTAAGTTTCAGAACATTTTGAACATTTACAAAGATTTTCAGCATTTGGGATCAAAATACCTTTAAAAAGAGTTGATCCGCAATTACATGGAATTGAAACTACTTGTTCATCTAACATAGTTTCATAAGATGCGATTACTTCGTCTTTTTCTTGCAGTAATTCTTCAAATTTTTGAAGATCTGACACCTGAAGTTCAGGAGTAGGAGGAATAAGAGTCTTTCTTGGGAAGAAAGATTCAAATAGTATCACCAATGCTGTTAATAAACAAAATGTATTCGCAAATGGAATCTTAAAAGTCGTCAAGCTGTATGCAATTAATAGCGCGGCAACGATTTTAGCGCCAATCAGCTTCCAATCTGGATCAATCTTCATCTTCATCAGCCCTTACTCTAGCACCAATTGCGTATTTTGCAAGGGTTTTGTCAGTATTTCGGACCAAATAGTGAATTATCTTGTCAATTCCGTCTCTGAGCTTCAATAAATCAGCAATATCTCCAAAATTTTCAGAATCTTCAATTTTTGAGATTGTTTTAGATGCTTCTACAGCATTTAAAACGATAGTTCCGAGATATTGAGGAATTAGAGTCAATTCAAACGGCAAAGTCATCGGTCCCTCAGATGTCATCTTCTCCTCATCCTTGATTTGTTCAAATGCATTCTTTGTATCTGTATCATAATCAATGTTTGATGATAAAAAACCTGTTGAATATGGAGAATCTCCTTTAGCCATAACATTATTTATCTTCCCGAGACTAAATATGAGTATGAATAGACTATTTGCTGAAAGATTCATGTATTTCTTGAATGAAGCTGCTGAAGATGATATGTTGGAACGTCAAGCAATGGAGCAATCCATTGATGATGGTGTAGATCCAAGTGAGTATGACACCGCTATGGACGGTCCTGATGTCACAACAGCGCACAGTGAACTAGCAGACGCTATTTCCAAGAGAAATTCACAAATTGTTAATGAATTACAAGGCTGGATCGACCAAATTGAGAACTTCCTTGCTATTTTGAACAGTGAAGATCCTAATAGTATTCAATCTCGCTTGGCAAATGCCGAAGCTGATACAGTTCTTGACAAGATGAAGCAATCTCAACAGACTAAGATCTCCCGTGTTGCTTCTGACTTGGCTGCATTACACCAAAACTTCCTTGGATTCATGGCTCAGACCAAGAATGCCAAGTATAAGTATGTCTAATCTACTTTAAAAGGTCGTCCACTATAGATTCGATTACATTAACGACTATAGCATTACCTGATTGCTTGTATAATTGCGTTGCGGATACATTTTTCGCAACGCAATTTTCGTAATCAGCATCTGAGAAGCCCATAAGCCTCCAACACTCCTTAGAACTAAGCTTTCTCACAGTTCCATCGTCTAATAGCACCTTTGGAGCGTTATTACTGCCAATACCATTGCCTACAACACCCTGACCGCTTCTAAGGGTAGGTGATAGGCCATGAGGAGAGTAAATATTGCCATTCTGACCGTTCTTTGGGTAGATATTACCAACCTTTTTGATTTTATTGCCTTTATTAATAGATACGACCTTGTTATTCTCGATAATTTCATCATATCGACCGTTAAAGTTGGTTATAAACAGGCTTTCGGCAGCATCCTCGTCCATTATGTCATTCATGGTCAAAGAAGTGGGTATTAAGCTCGGTGTGAAGCTAAATTCTTCGTCTATATCGCTTCTAACGCCCACAACGAACAATCTCTTGCGACTTTGAGGTATATTGTAGTATTTGGAGTCTAAAACTTGTGATTTTATCTTATAATTCTTGGATAATTCAGCTGAAACGATCTTCCAGTCTTCTCCATCATTGACTTGGAGCAAATTATCAACATTTTCGAAGATAAAATACTTTGGAAGCTTATCATTGAGTATTCTAGCATAATCATAGAACAATTTCGACTCATCACCCTTCAAACCTTTGACATTTCCACATTTACTGATGTTTTGACAAGGACTTCCACCTACCAATAGGTCAAAATCAGGCAATTCAGCAGTCTTAATGGCTGAAACGTCACCTAGATTAAGAGATTCATCTACATTATGTATAGCGCAGTAGCTTTGGACTGTGTATTTATCAATATCGCTAAAACCTACGACTTCAAAATCCACATCTTTGTTGGTTAAAGCCTTCTCAAAGGCTCCAATGCCACTAAACAGACTCAATACTTTAAGTTTACTCATTTTTTTATCTTTCCTATTATCAAATTTAATTTAACTATGCCTTGTGCGCCTTCGTATGTGTGTTTTTTGATGAATGAGCACGGAATCTTATCAATATTCTGCTCAACACACACTTGATTGAGGTCTTTATACAATGTTCCGATGTTTTCAGGCCAAATAAACACCTTTTCTCCATTTTGGAGTAGATGCAAGCTCTTTTCTCGACTGGTTTCGTCCAAATATTGACTATCAAGGCACCAAATATGGTCAAATAGCTTCAAACCGACCATTTGTTCGTCTTGTAGAGGGTTAAACAACGTATCTCCCTTGGTAATACCTCCAACTGCAACGCCATTTTGCACAAAACAAGCATCAATAGGGCCTTCAAAGATGAAAATACTATCATTCAAGCTCCCATCTATCCTATCTATGCCAAAAAGCGTCTTATCAGCGTTCATTTTAGACAAATATGTTGGTCTTTCGTCCCAATCGAAGATTTTTCGGCTTTGATAGAAGACAATCTTGTTGTTTTCATCTTTAAATGGCAACACAAGCCTATGTTTATGCGTTTTATCAGTCAAAGAGAAGTATAACGCATCGCATTTATTGACAGCGGTAAACAAATGTCGTCTAGTTGCATAGTCTAGTGCTGCTTTTACCATAGAATTCTTTGAATGATACGCAATTTGCGCTGGATCATACAAATTAATACAGTCATCAGGTAAACTTGGCTGCTTTACAACTGTTTTGACAGGTTCATTCAATGCGGAAGCGTCCATCAAGTCATAAGACTCATCTTCCAATTCATTTAGAATGTCAGATTCTTCTAATCCAGACACTTTCATGACCCATTTTAGGGGCTGGCTGCTCCATCCACAGTTATGACAGTATATAAGATCCTGATCTGGAATGTAAAAGCATCTTTTCTTGCGTCCTAGACTCTTACCTTCTCTACAAATAGGGCACCCACATTGATAGGTGCCATTGTATTTGTTGTGTTGTGGTTGAAATCCGAATTCATAGAACTTCGCTACCACATAATCATCGGGCAACTCAATCCGTTGCCTCGTTTTGCGTGAATTGAGCCCTTGTAATATCGCGGACAGACTTAGGGAGGCGTTCAACATACTCTATTATACCATGCTCCAACCCGAAGTCAAACTTGTCCAACGGGATTTCTTGATTTTGCATTTTGGGCATTGACAAAAACCAGAGATTGTCATCTGTTTTTTTGATAAAAACCAGCATTTGGCCTGCATAGTCGCCCATACTAACAGCGAAAACATCACCAAATTTAGGTGATGTTTTCTTTTTTGTTAGGATATTTGTTATTATTTTAGGAATCTTCATTAATCCATCATTCTATCGGTCATGAATTGGGTAATTTCTTCTACAAAAGCGTTGTCCAATGCGGATTTATCCATTTTTGTATTGGTAACTGTGAGATTCACAGGATTTCCATCAATATCATAGCCAATTAATTTAAAACACACAAGGAACTCACTGAGAGATGATACAATCGCTTGGTTTATTCTAACCTTTGTAGGTTTTGTTCGAGTCTCTCGAATTTTCATTTTGATAGAATCGATAAGAATTTTCTTAATGTCGTCATCGACATTCTCATCTCCCGGTGGCTCGTCGTCCATATAATTATTTATGAAGTTAAAGAACTTTATCCATGTTTATTTTTTAATAAACTCATCGTCGTCTGCTTTTTGATTAACATTACGTTCGATCAATACAGTTACGATGACTTCCATGGAATTTGTTTTCAAATTGAAGTTCTTTGGGAAAAGATTACCTCCGTCATTGAACTCAAACATAAATTCTCCTTGAGAGTCTTTGTTTTCATAGCATGTTATTAGCAAGCTTGTGTTCTTAGGATCAACCATGATGGTCCACTTGCGCGGATCGTGATCTCCATAATCTTTGAATATTCGGATTGCTATGAATCCACTATCTCTTAAACGCTTAAGGAAATACCCGCATGTTGTGATTTTGTTTTTCTGTTTCATTTTACAAGACTTGATAATATATAATTTAGTGTCACATCGCCATTAATCAACTTCAAATTACCAATTCCATAGCTTGTATTGATATTTAATTTGAGGTTTTCTTCGGCTGAGAGTGTGATCATCCTAAGATTGTCTAAATTCAAAATGAAATCGCTCAATTCGAAATCAACTTCGTCTCCGCTGTAAGCATACATGTCGCTATTTGTCAGGGTTTTGTCCTGCAACGACCAAGTAACCTTACCATCGACTGTGTGGATATACAACTTGCCTATTCCAGAGAACATTGAACTTGTTTTCAACAATCCCTTGAGGAAAGTTTTAGTAAAATCAATATTGATATCATATGATATGCCTTGGATCTTCTCAAGGCTCGTTTTTGGCTTTGATAAGATACCTTCATCATACAGATGGTATTTGAATTTGATATTACCTCCTCGATATTCGAGATTGTTCTTATTCAAGATCAATGTGACTTCAGTTTCATTACCTGCAACTTTCAAAGCATTTCCCAGCTTTGTCAATGAAGGCAAATTCAAAACGGTTTCAATTCCAAACTCTCCTGAAATGCTTCCCCATAAAATAAAACTGGCATCTTCGCTAACTGCTACTGCATAAGCTTGATCTTCTTTGATATGAAGGATGCAACTATCATTTATTTTAGACAAAGAATCCAACAAATACAATAAGTTGGCTTTGTTAAATGTAAGTTTAGTCATCTTCTTTTAGTTTTTCAAAAATCTCGACCAATTTGGTCATTTTGTCTGTCAACTCAGACAGTAGTTTGTTCTGCTTTTCAAGCAACGAATTTGTCTTCTGTTGCTCCGATACATTAAAATTGAACTCCATCTGCGAATCATCTTTTGGATACGCTGGTTGAGCAATTATGTGCTGCTGTGGTTGCATTACAGGTTGTGGTAATGCTGGAGGCTGAAGATAAATGTGATCTTGTGGAGGGGCAGGAGGGGCATAATGCCCTTGAGCTTGACGCAAATCTCGCTCAAGGGCATCTTTAATTCCCGTAGCTATTCCACCATCGACATATCCATTAACCTTTGGCCTAGCATCGTTATAATACATATTATCGATTTCTTTGCTTTCCTGAAAGATCGGGCCAGCAAAGTCCAATAGTAATTTTTTGTCTTCTGGTGATAGCATAATTAGTCTTCGTTTAGTTCGCCAAGCAATCTATCGATTTCATCATCTGATGTTGGAGTCTCCTTCTTATTCGACTTGGCGTCGAAGTCAAAAGGAATGTCATCAGTCAAGTCATCGGAGGCATCAGACTTCGCGGAGGAAGCTGCTCCAGATGATCTAGGAGTGGCTGCTGGCTTATTTGCAGCAACTTCAGGGCTCTTGCCATAGAAATGAATATCAAGGATTTCTTGAAGTTCATCAAATGTCTTGACTGGATGGATTTGCTCCAGATCGTGAACGCTTTCATAGACCTTTTCGACTTCATCATCGCTAAGGTTAAGAACAGGCTTATTGTAGAAACCTGAAGAAGCGAACGTGGTGTAATCACCACTTGTTTCGGCCTTGATCTTGAGGTTTGCACCATCTGGACCTAGATCGAAAATACGAATACCGAATTCTTCTGCACCGTCACCAGTAAGAGCATCATCGATGATCTTCTTGATTTGTGGTCCGACGCGAAGGATCTTGACAGTTCCGTTATTTTCAGGTGTTGATGGATCATCAATCACATAAACGTTAACGAACCAGTTTTCCTTACGGCTAAGCAGCTTACCAAGTGCCTTTTCGGCTGGGTCTGCGCTCTTGATGAGCTTCCAAAACGTTTCGGTGATCGGGTCACGCTCACCAAAGGTTTGCAAGGAAAGAGTGGAAATATAACTTCCAGTCGTCTTGCTCTTCCATCCATGTGTGTAGTGGTGGAAGAAGGTTTTCTCACCGGGATTGTCCAAGTTAGGAATCAATCGGAGGGTGTATGTCTTCCCTGCTGGGAACTTCATAACATTTGCATATGCATTGCTCTTGTTTCCTTCTGATGACTTGTTAAGGGCATCTTTAATCTTCTCGAACATGCTTGCATTGAATTTAGGTTTACTCATAGTTTTATTTTAGTTTAGTTTAGTTAGTTTAGTTTTTAGTTTTGTTTTTGCTTGTTCTCCGAAGACTTTCATCCTCTTCGAACATTGGTATTTATTCCGAGTCGTTTGAAATGTCTTCCAAAAATCACCGAAAATAAAATTTAATATGTCAGACTCTACATCAGGTTTTGAGAATGTCAATGCATGTATCGTGTAGAAGTTGATGTGATGCGTTTTCAAATGGTTGATGTAGGCTGGGAGTGTGCTGTCGCCTTCGACGAAGGAAGAATACTCTTCCAAAGATATATCATGCGACTTACAGAAGTCCAGAACAAATTTCAAACTCTTTTGAAGACGAATCAAAGAGTCGCTGGAATCAGGATCGTCCGTTTCAACAAATTTCATGTATGTTGAATAGGCTTTGACAGCCTTTAAAGAATTGTAGAAATCCAAATCCAAATAGGTTTCATCAGTATGAATTTTGAAAGGCGCTTCAAAAAAATCATCCATGTCAATATGCTTATGCTTTTCAAAAAAGGTAGCGAGCTTTGACAATGCGATCTGCACATCTTCTGGCACCTTACTAAAATCTTTCTTAAGTGTATAAGGCAGATTGTTAGATTTACGAGTCGCCACAAGATGGGTATTATAAATGCGCTTTTCTAATTCGGATATCATTTTTTCTTTTTCTTGTTGTTGAGATATTTTGTTACGTATTTGCTCTTTGCGATGCTTGGATCGAAATCCAAGAACACTCTAACAATCTCAAAGTCGGTGTCAATGCACAAAATGCTCTTAAGAAAGTTTTTCATTTTTTCATTTTGCAATGTGTAAACAAAAACATTCTGAACTGACATCTTCTTACCTTGTAAGTTCATTACAAAGGTGCAGTAGCACATGAATAAATGGGATTGTTCTGTTTCTTCAATGTTATTAGATGGGTCCATATTAATGTTCAGAAAGGGTTTGAGTGAATTCTAGGAATTTTTGAGTGATCTTTCCGCCTGCTGCGTGTTCACTTCCACCACCATTGCAAATGTTTTCAGCCATGAATTTAATATTGGCTGGAGAATCTTTTTTCTTTCTGAAAGAAACATACTGACTGGCTGGATTCACTACAATAGCAACGTCAGCATTGTAGTTTTCTAAAAGGGTTGATGCGATTTCGTTGGCGCTGAATTTTGAAAACGTTGCGATGACATTCAAATCTTTATAAGTTCCAGAGAACAAACTCAGGCTTTCCATTTCTGCATTCAATTCTTTGTAGAATGATCCTGCTAGTTTCAATTCAGCTTCCGTGAATTGATTAACACCTCCCCAAAAACGATTGACAAAGTTATAAAACTTTCGGCTTCCGCTTTTTCTAAACAAACCGTTTAAGATTTTAGCTTCTTTAGTTTTCAATTCATAGCTATTGTAATCATTTATATATGCAATGAACTTTTTAACTTCAGACGGAAAGTCGAATTTAGACTTGAATATTTTGTAGATCATTTTCGAACAGGATGTAGAATCTTCGCTAATCAACTTGGATTCTACTGTCGTCAGTTCTTCTTTTTTGTCTGAAATGAAGACCAATTTTTTGTCGTCGGTCTTGTTGATCAAACTCTGTTCTAATGGAATTCCCACTACGAAGATTTTATCATAGTTGTTTCTATTTTCATCATACCAATCTGGAAATTTTTGCATGAAGTCTCCGAAGAATATTGATTCATATTCGAAGTTTTGAAACACATTACCCAGCAAAATAGCGGAGCCTACTCCATCCAAATCATTATTGGTCCATAGAAATACTTTCATTTACATAACTACATCATTTTGCGAATTTTTCAAGTAAAGAAATCTCTTCTTCGTTCATAAATTCCTCTTCTTCACTGGATTGTGTGATTGTCAACGTGGTGTAATCGATATTCATAGGTTGAATACCTCCTCTAGGTCCAAAGCGATTCTTCATCATACCCAATCGAATCAAATTAAGCTCTTGATCTTCTTCGTTTTGGAAGATTGAAAGAATAACATCCGCAGTCGCAGCCAATCCGATAGATTCAGACAAACCTTCCATACCGGGATTGTTTGTATTGTATGCGGAGCGGTTCAACTGAGTCGCTGAAATGATCGGACATTTGAAAATGTAGCTCATGGCCCGCACTTGCTCACAGATGTATTTCACACGCTCGTAGGAGTTGCTTCCTACAGTCGAATGCAACAGATTGACGTAATCGATTACAATGGCATCTACGTTCTCTCCTGAGTCTTTGAAACGCTGGATGAATGAAGTGAGTTGCTTAGGAGTGATCGTGCTTGGTGGGAACTCCTTAATGAAGATTTTACTATCAGGATATTGTTTGCTTTCCTGCTTAACAGAGAATCGAAGTGATTCGACTGCTGTATCAAACTCCTTCAATGGAATTTTAGTGATGTTTGAGCATATACGTTTAGCATACAGCATCTCACTCATTTCGAGGGAGATCACCAACACAGACTTGCCTTGTTTTGCGATACTAGCTGCTACATTACCAAGGAAAATACTCTTTCCGATGTTTGATTGTCCAGCAAAAATATACAATCCTTTACCGTCTCGTCTAAATCCGCCATTAATCAGTTCATCTAACCATGGCCAGCCAGAAGAAATGTAAGCATCGACGTTGAGAATATCATCTGCAATCTGATCGATGTTTGAAAATATCTCCAACCCTTTATCTGTAATCAAATTGATGTTGCAAGATGATTCAAATTGATCCAATATGCTTGAAGTATCAATATTACCTTCTGACACTTCTTGTGCTACCTTCAACAAGGTATGATACACGCTCTTTTCTTTCAAGAATGATTCTGTATTTGCATACAATTCATCCATGTTGATTTTGCTGTCTAGTTCCTTGAACGATGATACCAGATTTTTAAATCCGTTTCTTAAACTATCATCAGTTAGATACGCTTTAACTTCCGTTAAAGAAGGCAAAGCTTGTCGTTTGTCATAAAACGACTGAACGATTTCAAAATACTTGGCGATGCGTTTGTCTGTAAAGTAATCGGGCTTTACATAGTCCGAAATCGCAGACAAATAGGTCGAGTCAATCAGCGATTGACGGACCAATATTTTTTCAAAATAATCAAGATCAAGATTCATATTTGTTTAAAAACCAGCGTTCTCCAGCTTTCCAATCTTCTGTAAATTCTCGCAATCCGGGAGAACTGTGAGTGATTAGAACGTCGCCTACGCCAACTCGGAGGCCCATCTTATGGCAATTCAATGAAAAGTCAAGATCGTAAAAATGGAATCCAGCAGGATTGCTTTCGTCAAACGACGCTTGTTCAATGGCAGCGCGATTCAAAGCCATAAAAACACCATCAATCATGACTGCTCGATTTGGATATTTCCCAAATGATGTCATCCATTTAGCATTTTCATCTCCATGAGCAACTGCACCGTGTAGATGTCCCTGTCCCATAATATGCCAAAGGGCGGGCGATTGTATGTTTACGTTTGACGCTCCCGCAACTCCAACCACATCAAATTGGTCAAACAGTCGATCCAACTTTGAAATTGGATCATGTTCAAAAATAATGTCATCATGCACAAGAATAAGAGCATCGTGGTTATCATCTTTGGCTGCTTTAATTGCTAAATTATAAATCGATGACAATGAATTTTTATTATTCATAAATGGCATCATTTCGATGATTGCAGGAGCAGACTTGTATGTTGACGTTTCGTGCGGGTTTGTTTTTTGACTCGCGAAAGCAATTAGCGGGTTGGAAATCTTCACAAACCCGTTCTACACCCTTCATTTGATTTGTCAAATGATTAAATACTACCATGACTAATTTTGGATTTGATTATTTCCTAGAATGCGCAGAACTCATTGAAGAAGCTAGAGAAGCTTCCCTTTTTGGAGTGGGCACACCAGCGTCTAAAAGACAGGGTGAATTGACAAATGAACTTTATAAAATGTTTGCTACTAGAAAGACCAAGCAAAATATCGCTAAATTTGTAAAGCGTAGGCTTCTTTCAGTATTGAACGATGAGTTTAATTACTTTTACATTTCAAAGAACGATATTTACAATGGTATCGATTACATTTTGCAAAAACAAGGTTCAACATACGAAATTCCAAGAGATGGAAGTGTTGAAACCTATCAAGATCTGGTTACTGATTATGAAGAATCTGAATCTGGCGTTCCCTTCGAGGACGTTAAAGAGATTGAGGATGATCAAGGACATGTAATTCGTTCAACTGTTCCAATGATTCGTTATGCTATGGATCTATTAGACGAATTAGCAGGAACCGACTCGGATAGACACGTATTGTCTAATTTGGCGTTGGTTAAATTTCTTTCTGGCGAGAGCAACATCAAGCTTCTTCGATACATTAGCGGTGGAACTGCTGACAAACACAACAACAAAGCGATTTCGGTTGCTATGGATAATGAAAATTTCAAAAATTTAGCATCCAGCCAAGAAGGTAAAATGGCAGTTGATGATCTTTCCGCTCAAGATGTGTATGATTACATTCTTTCCGTTGAAGAAAGTGGTGCTGCTACATCCCTTAACGTTGCAAATGCAAGAAAGACTGAAATTACAGGTCTTGAAAATCAAGATTGGACTGCATCTGAGGATGTATTAAGCAGATTCAGGCAGCTAAAGGACAAAGTTGCAAAGCACAACATGTCAACTTCAAAAGGTGGTGCTGGTCAAACATTTACTGCTGATACTGACCTTTCTATCGGTTTCATTGGTTTTGCGTTGGCCGCATTGTCAGTCATGCAAGTGGGCCTTCGTTCATATTACAACAAGGCGGATCGTGAAAAAACTAGTGGTTCGACTGACCCATCAATCAATTCTGGTAAGTTGGATGTTGACTACGGTGATGAAACTGTATCAATTCCAACTTCAATAGTGAGAGAAGTGCCTATGCAAATTATCAATAGAACTATTGAACAATTTGATAAACTTCAAAATACTGCGGATGGTTCAACTGCATCTCCAGAAGTATTTGAAAAGGCTATTCCTACCCTCAAGGCAAATAACCAAAATCAAACTGCGAAACTATTGGAAACTATCATCGCAGCATTCAGAGAATTACACCCAAGTTCTGAACGCTCTGTTGAAACCATCTTCCCAAAAAATGCTATTGATGAATTCTTCCCAACTCCAGAATTGAAAAGAGAGTTCTTGAAAATTGCAAATGCTCGTCAAAAAATTGACGATGCTAATGCTATCGCTCTTTTCAGTAAGAAAATGGCAGAAGTTGAAAGAATGATCAAAGCGATGCCAGATTTCGTTCCCCCAGCACAGCCTGAAAAATCAGACAATCCACAGATTCAAAAATTCTTGACTCTGAAGTTTGATTATCAGAAAAAGATTGAACAAAATCCAAATAGCCCATTGAAAAATGCATGGGAACAACAGCTGAATATCGTTAATAGGAAATTGCAAGAGCTTCAAGCTTTAGAAACACCTTCCCCTGAAGAAGATCAAGAAGGCGCATTCGGTTACATGATGGAACAAGTTAAAAAGGACCGTTATGTAAATCCAACGGGTGATTACATAGATAGAGGTTATAAAAAGCCAATTAATCTTTGGCATTGGAGTCAAATAAATAAATAAAAAAAAGGCGGCAGGTTTTTCCTGCCGCCTTTTTTATTATTCTTCTTCGTATGGTATCTCTTCTTCTAGGGGTGAAATATCATCTTCATCCTCCGGTATTTCCTCGTTGTCTATTTTATTGCCATACGACCATTCTGCTTTCAAACGAGATTCAAGTTCTGGTAGCAAACGCTCCCAAAGTTCAGCATCCTTTCGCCATGTCTTGTAAAATCCAAGCTTGGTGCCTTCCCAATCGGTATATGTAGCGCCGTTTGCAACAACAACACCCATTTCCTTCATAATATCAAGAAGACCGTAATACTTATCAAGTCCAGTTGCGAAGGAAAGATACATCTCCCCTTCCAAATATTGCTTGATGAAGCGGTTTTTCACAGTCAACGCTCTGATGATAACACCCGAATAGCTTTTTTGAGCAGCTGCTTTTGTGTTATCCACAGTCTTACCATCATCATCCTTCATTGGCTTACGTGCAAGTTGCACAGTAACCGATGGAAGATACACAGCAGCCTTGCCTCCTGAGATATTCTTCTCCAGTGTTGGATACATTTGACTAGGATCTTCATAAACATGGTTAGTAAGAAGAATCGGAGTCTTTGTGAGAGTTGACATGTTGGTGCATGTCTTCAATAGACTCTTGATACTCTTAGCAAATGTTCCCATGTCGCTTGAAGTGTTTTCCTTATCCATTCGATTAAGCTCCAACTCACTTTGAAGGTTTGCTAGAGAGTCAATTGCAATGATGAACTTACCTTCCATACCATTTTCCTTAACCTTCTTGAGAAGATTGTAGATGTGGTTACGGGTATTTTCCGCTGTTTGCACAGTAAAATACTTAACTCGGCTTACATCAAGACCCATTGCTTCAGCACCTTCAGCGTCAATAGCACCTTCAGTATCGTAAATCACAACTTGCATGCCCTTTTTCTGAGCATTTGCAAGGATCTTAAGGATAAATCCGGTCTTAAATGTTTGGCTAGGTCCAGCGAATTGAACAACTCGTCCTCTAGGAACGCCACCATACAACGATCCAGAAATCAAAGCATTCAAAACCATTGATCCTGTATCAATCCAATCGTCAACTCCAGTCAGCTTGTTCTCACTAAGATAAGCTGAGTATGGAGCGATTTCATCGACGCTATCAAAAATAGCTTCGATTTGTTTTTGTTTATCATCTTTCGACATATTATAGGTCGTTTATAGAGATAACTTTAGGATTAGAAGCAGCAGCAGCTGGAGCAGGAGGAGTATTAATCTTGCCGTATTGCTCCACGACACGATCATCAAGATCGACATCACTCAACACGATAGTAGACTTGGAATAAGTCCAAATATTGGTATCTCTGGAGTCCTTGTTGATAAACTCAAAGAAGAAAATAGGGAATGCTTGAACCTGAAACTGACCAGTTTGATCAGGGTTCACCATAAACATGACAGGATTGTTGACTACTAAGGTAGTGTCAGTTTCTGATACCTTATCAGCTATGATAGTTCGACCGATTTGGTCTTGGAATACGATTGGCTTTTGTTTCATACAAATACAATTTACACTATCAATTTAATAAATCAAGTGATTTCTCTATTTCAATAGCGGCATATTTTCCAACATTGCTTCTTTTCTTACCTGCCAAGTCATGCATCCATTTCAATTGAATGCGCAGAGCTTTTCTACGCTTTTCCAATTCTGGATTATTGAATTTTGCACCATATTCGTTTTTGATCAGTTGATCCAGCACAGCGATCACGGCTGCTTCGGCATCGTCCAATCCCTTATTGTAAGCTTCTTGTAGTGTCATATTATTCTGAAAATAGGTCTAAAAGTTCACAACGTAAATTTTCAGTAGGTCTTCGCAGATACCATCCAACTGCTTTGTAGAAGAAATTGATATTGTTATACATCAGCTTCTCAAACATCTGCTCGAAATCCACTTCAAATTCAGTTCTGAACTCTTCTGGATAATTAGTGCCGTATGCTATTACGTCAACCCCGTATTTGTTTGGTTTCTTGACATTCAAATACCTGATCTTATCACCTTGTTTCAATTTTGGATACTTTCCAGCAATTCCCATGCGCTCAATAATCGTATTGTGGTAGTAAGCAGCTTTCATATGCTCTTGCATGCCTTTTGCCATGTTGTTCAAACCTTCGCAATTGTTTGCATACTTGTCAAATGTATTGATTCCGCTGATCCTAGAAATATTCTCATATGCTAGAGTCTTGAACGTCTCGTATGCTTGGTTGAAAAGTTTATCAGCTGCGCCCTTACTCTTTTCCGTGATCATATTTTCTATGATTTCCTTCAAATAAGGTTTCAGCTTTTTAGGCATCGTAGTTTTAACGACAGAAACTCCACGATATTTGAATTTGGATGTTTTGAATCCTTCGTCATCGACAAGGTGAAGAACGTAATACTTCTTTTTCAAGAACATACCAGCATCACAGATGGTTTCTCGCTTGAAAACAAACCGAGGATCGGAACTTTTCAATTCAGATGATGCCCATTTTGTCATTCCATCATTCAGATAATCTTCAATGTAGTCACAGAATTCATAAAACGCTGTGTTTAATTCACCATCCTTATATAAAGGAATTCCTTTGTTTTGAACGCACTTCAAAGACACATAAACAGAGTCCGTATCATTGTAGATGATCGCCTTTTCAAGTTGATCGACTCCAATATCTGGAAATTTGGCTCGCACACTATCAACAAATAAATCATTTGATTTCTTGATAACCGATTGCCCTGTTAGGGTAACAGACGACGCGATATCATCATCACCCATCGGAGCATATCCATTTCCCATGTAACCATAGAGTGAGTTTAGATTGATCTTGTATGCATACTGAATTGAATCAAATCGATTCATGTCATCAGTCAATTGCGACCTTTCCGATGCAGATAGATCGGAACTTTCCAATTTTTTACGACAGTCTTTGAATGATTTCTGCATTTTCTTTCGTTCAGCATAAAGCCAATCGAGATATTCAGGAACGATGCCTTTGCGTTTTTGCGAAAACAGAAAGCCTGCCTTTGTAAAGCAAAGCTGTTCGGCATTTGCATATTGTTCGAATTTTTCCTTTGACAGAGAATACATTTTACCATTCACATGATAAATGTTCACTTCATTTTCAAGCTCTTCGTATCTTCCAATTTTGGTTTCTGGAGAAAGATTCAATGAAATCATAACACTTGGATACAGCGAGTTCGCGTCGAAGCTGACTAGGTTTTCACTAAGTCCTACAACAGGATCTTTAACATAAGCTCCCGGATTCTTTCCAGTTTTCAAAGGTCTTATGAATGTTGGAATACGCTGATCACGCTTTCTAGCTTGCACAGCCAACGCGCCATTCATAATAGGAAGCGTTGAAATGGCTTTGTCGATGTTTGTAAGACCGATGTTGGCAAGGAATCGCAACGTTTTCATGTAACGAAGCTTGTCATCCAAATTAACGAGAAGCTCAACGTCCTTGATGTTGTATTCAACAAACGTTTTCCAATCCTTAAGAGCAAGTTCCCACAATTGACCATCGTATTCAAGCTTTTGCTCTCCAAGTTCAACTTCGGCAATGTAGTCCAGCTTATAGCTTTCCTGTTTGTCCAATTTAAACTTCTGATAAAGCACCATGTAGTCCACAGATGCAACGCCTTCGATAATCAATTCAAATGGTGGTTCGCCAAACTTTACTTTCTTCTTCACTTTCTCATATATCCGACCGATTGGAGATAATCTCTTCTGCCAATCCTCATTCAAAACAGCAGCGATTCGATTGACAAGATATGGAATGTCAAATCCGCTTGAATTCCATCCTGACACAACATCAGGATAATCCATTTCCCAAAACTTAACGAAAGTTTTCAACAATTCTTCCTCTGATTTGCAATGAATGTATTTTATCTTCTTGTCTGAAATATGAGAAGCGTCAAATGGGCGCAATCCAAATGTGACATAACGGCACTTAATTGCATCGTAACACGTAATCAAATTGATCGTGTCTTCTGGATTTTGAATATCAGGAAACTTCCCCTTGTTGCTGAAAGTCTCGATGTCGATAAACATCACCTTCAAAGGGAATTTGCTAAAATCCTCATCGGTGTTTTGCATCCAATAATTGTCAACGAGAAACTGTTGAGCGGGTGGAATATTTTCAAACAACCTTTTGAGCTTTGAATCGTTTACAAATTTTCTGCGGTCGAAGTCCGTGGCGAACTCTTTCTTGCGCAGCTTGGTTTTGAAAATGCTCTCCTCGTTGCCGTTTTTGTCTTCGATCAACAAATACGGATTGAAATCCAAGTCGTATTGGACTCGGTTTCCATTAGCGTCCCATGTGAACAGGTGGACGCACTTTTCTCGGTTGTTGTAGACGCAATTTCGATACATTTCGACCAACAATAGCACGATTTGGGAATCCGTCAATCCCAAATCGTGGCATTTCGTTTATGATTAATTCCACCTTTTCAGGAATTGTCTCGATGGATCACCGTAAGGAGTATCCAAAGCTTCAATGTGACATCCAATATTGTCATCCAATTCTAGGAATCTATGAGATGCGATTTCTCTCAATTGAGGAATCAATTGAAAATACTTTGAACGGTTTTTCCAATTTAGAAGCTCGTCAACTTTCTGAGCAAGATCGTCACCATCTGTAAATTTAAGATTTGGCAACGCATTTTGATACGTTACCATATCTTGACACAAACAAGGAATTCCAAGGCAAGCAGCTTCGATATATTTAATATCGGACTTACTTCTATTGAAGTTATTGTCTTGAAGCGGAGCCAAGAACAACTGAGCATCCAAGCTATTAAGGAAGTTTGGATATTCCAATAGATTTTTCCAAGGATAAACTTCAATCTTCTTGCTGAATGCATATTGAACGAGAGGAGGCGGCACCGCACCCATGAAAATGAATTGATATTTATCAATATTATCAATAATGAATTTGATCACATGAGTAAAGTCGTCTTGCTGCTTGGTATTGTTGCCAATATCAAAGTGGGCAGCTGAACCAGCGTAGACAATACGTGGTTTTTTCTTGTTCTTTTCAAATGCGTTAATATTCTTCTTGTAATCGTATTGATGGCCGATCCACCAATAAGGCGCAAAGTTAGGGATTACCGTAATTTCCTTTTTTCCTGTGCGCTCTTGGTAGAGAGTTTTCATGAAATCGCATGTTACTGTGACTTCATCGACCATATTGATCATATCAATGCAGTTCTGTCTGATTTCATCAGAGTCGAACGCTTTTTTATTGTTGTTGTAATCGGGAATGTCTTCTCTAAACACAACGTCATCAACTTCGTAAATGAGCTTGAAGCCCATTTCTGATTGAATCGACTTCAGATATTGCATGAATTCCTTTTGTGGACCGCTTGCTTGTCTCTGAAGTTTGATAGTGGTAATATCTCTATACCATTCTTTTTCAAGAATCATTTTGGTAGTTGAGAGAGAATCACCTCGTCCTGTCATATTGATTAGATATTCAGGCCACCCAATTCTCCACATACCGCAACCACCTCTATCAGCCATGAAATTAACATAACGTTTTGGCTGATTTGGATCTTTCACAACTTTTTGAGTTGTGATTGAATTGGGCCTCATTCCCGGAAATGCAGTTGGGAATGGAGAAGGAAATGGATTTACAAACATATGATAGTTATTTTATCATATCAGAATGTCAACATTAGAATCTTCTTTTTTGTGAGTAAAATGATGGCTGCTCCATCTCCATACCGTATGTATTTTCTTTAGGCTTGTTCAATTCATTACCTAGTCTTTTTTCATCTTCCTTGCGGCGAGCTTCTTGATCACGCAATTTAAATTCATCATCAGCTGTAGGTTGCATGGTTTCCAATTCTTGAAATGTAATGGTATTTTCCATTGTATTTCTGTCACTTTTAAATGGATTCTTCCAAGAAAAATCATAATTGTAATCATTTGGATCTGCTCCAATTGCATCTAATGAATTTTTTACACTTTCTGTGTAAACTGTTGTCGGCGCTGACCAGAAGCTGTAGATTTTAAATTTAGGCCAGATTCTGACTTTTTCATACTCCCTTTTAGTTACGATCAATTTTAATTCTTCTGGAGTTTTTATGTTTGTTTTGATATCAGACATGTCATCTCTCCTGATTTGGCTAAGAAAATTATCGTGCCCTTGCACCTGATCACTCATGGCGAATTTACCATTATATGAAACTATTCCAGTATAATTCTTCAACGAAGAATCATCGTAACTGTATGATACGTCATTAATCGTGATCGTATCGGGAGATTCCATAAGATTTAATACCGATTCAACATACAGTTGGGAAATATTTTCAAGATCTTTTTTCATGAATTTATTTAACTCTTCGAGTGATATCATTCTCCTTTTCCAGATTGATGATTTCACCGTCAATATGCTTCGTAGTCTCTTTTCTATGGGAAATTGCATACACGCTCATGTTGTTTTTCACAATTCGATCTTTCAATACATTGATCAACAAATCCAATCCTCTTTCGTCAAATGCACCGTCGAAAATTTCATCATAAAATTCAACATTTGAAGAAACGCCGTTGATCTTTCTGCGCATATCCGAGAAGCTCAAAACACATGCAATATCAACGCTTCGTCTTTCAGCACCTGATAAATTGCTGTATGAGAACTTTTTATTCTTTCCAGTTAAAATCTCTTCATCAAAATACTCATCGAATTTACATTTAATCGGCATTCCAAGATCCTTGAGATATTTCGCAATCGTGCCATTTAACATATCCAACAATTTCTTAATGACAAAGCTTTTAACACCTTCTTCTCCCAATACGAATTTACAAATGTCGTAATCAGCTTCTTTCTGCTTGTGTAGAGATACATCAGAGTCTAAGTTTTCCTTCTTGTCTACTGCGTTTTTTATATTTTCTGTAAACGCTTCGGTTGAAAATGTAGTGTTTTCAGCATCCATTTTCAAATTATCCAATGAATCATTGTATTCTGTCAATCTCTCAGACAAATAGGTTCTCTTTTGCTTGTTTTCCTTGTCTTGAGTTTTTTTAGAAACAATCAAACCTAAATTAGCTTGCAATTTCGTCTTTTTGTCTCTCCAATCACTTAAAGTTTTTTGCAGTTCAGCCACTTCATTTGAATATGTCTCAATATCGAGATTATGTTTTGCGACCAAAGATTCCAAAAGAGCTACATGATCATGCTCGATATTCTGCAAGCAGCTTTCGCATTGCACACCTTCGTCCACATTTGACATTTTTCGGATTTCATTTCGAGCATATCCAATGTCCTTGTTTTTGTCAGATATTTGAGTTGACAAAGTTACTATCTTGCCATCAATCAATGAAATTCCTTTCATCGTCTTGTTTTCTTCATCTATCAATGCATCAATATCCAAGTTTGCTGGTAATTCGTCCAACATACTCTGCGTCTTAGCGATCTTATTCAAAATCTCATTCTTACGGAGATTGAAAATCTCCTCGCGTTCGGATTTTTGCTTTTCAATTTCTTCCATCTGCAACTCGTATGCCTTTATGGATGTTTTCACTTCTTCCAAAACCGCTACTGATACATTCAATTCGTTTTTGTTTTCAGAAATTAGCTTCTTCAAATCCTTCAACATCATTCCGAAAATTTCAATTCCGAAAATATCCTCGATGAACTTTCTTTTATCAGCTGATGTTTTGGACATGAACGATGTTGTATCGGTCAATGTCATAATATCACAGCTTTTATGAATCGTTGAATTTGTGCTTAGAAGATCACAAATATATTTGTTGGTATTTGCGATACTGTCTCTGGTAATGTCCTCGTCGCCTCTCCAAAGCTCGACTTTACTTGGCTTGACTTGTCTAACGATTTTGTAGCTCTGGACTCCTGTGGTCGTTTCTACGTCAAACAACAGTTCGATTTTACCTTTACCTTTGGTTACATTATTGACAATGAATTCGTTTTTAATTTTTCCAATCGTCTCTCCGAAAAGAGCAAAGAAATAAGCAGACATCAATGCACTTTTGCCAACTGCATTTTTACGTTCTGGATTGTCGATGTTTGTTCCTGTTATCAAATTCAATCCCTTGTGGAAATTAACTTCGATAGCATCATTTCCTATGCTTAGGAAATTTTGAACTGCTAGTTTTTTGTATTTGATTTTTTTCATTATTGCTTATTCTTTTCAAAAAGTTCACTATTTATATTTTTGACTCGTTCGAGTTGATCATCTTCCAAACCTAATTGTTCGTAGAATTCATCAAACATTCCCTTGATGTCAATAGAATCAATGTTTTCGACATCTTCTAATGTCGCTGTGACCGTATTGTGATCGACTGTAAATTGCCAAGGACCGAGCTTACCCAATGCTGCTTCCAGCTTTTCAAGCTTCTTCTCATCGATGTCGATATCCACGACCAATTTAACTATGTTATTCGCTATTGCGTCTTTGTTGATAGTCTTCAACGTGCTTAAAAACAACTTGGTGAATATTGGCGACACGGTATTTTCAATAAACTCAATCGATCCATCCTCAACATCAAGCAGATGATAGCCTTTTGTGTTTCCAACGTCGGAAAAGTCCATCGGAAAACAACTTCCGACATAGTGAATCGATCCCTCTTTATACTTTTTGCTGTTTCTATTGTGGAAATGGCCGCTGAAAATAGAAGTCGCTTTCGTTTTGAACAGGTCCATCGGAGTAAGACCGTGTGTGCAAACCGTGTAATTATTCATTTTGAATGTTTGGATTTCAAAATGCCCAAACACATAGTCGAATTCAGAATCTGGAATGTCATTATTCCAAGGAACCAGCAAAAAGTTCTTGTCAAATGCTGTGAACTCTACGTTTTTGTCAACGAGTGTGATGTTTTCATGCCCTCTGACCATTCCAAGGCTATGAACATCACTTCTATTTTTATAATACGCATCATGATTACCAATAATCATAAACATATTAAAGTTTTTAAACTTTTCAATAATTTGAGACGCTACGTGGATAGTTTGAACGCTAATTTCACTTCTATTATCGAAGAAGTCGCCCAAAAAGAAGATGTCTCTGATTTTTCTATTCGTTAAATCAGAGACAATCCAGTCTGCCCATTGCAGTGCCGTCTCATGCCATTTCTCAGAATTACCGTAAATTCCTAAATGCAGGTCTGTAAAGATGGCAACTTTACTTTTTTTAATCATTGCAATATTAAATCACAATGATGCCATTTGTCAATCACAATAAGAACCACAATCTGACGATTCGTCGTCATCCGTTGAGAATCCAGTTGGTTTAACATAAACATGAGCATCTGATTCATTCATAGTTTGCTCATAAACCATTTGTTTGTATTCTTGTAATGCGTCGTGTTGTCTATTTTCTTTCTTGATTCTATTCGTAAATGCATTCCATGCGATTTGGTTAAAATAGCTAAACGGATTGAATCCTATTGAAACATCATACTTTTTACCTTCCAAGGCTGAATACATTTTTATAATGGCATCTCCTACCATTTCTTCCTTCCAAGAATTAGTATAATTAATAAACCTCCAATTGTAACTCAACCCTTCTGCAATTTTAACGATATAAGACGCCAATTCATTCGTCATTTTATCCGTATTGTAATATTTTTCAATTTCTGTCATAAACTCATTCGTGTATGACTTCTTGGGTGTTTTGATTTCATCATCAATCTCTGGTATTGTATCAAGCGCATCGGCGGCATTGTTAATTTTGTTCATAAAGTTATTTCTAGTTCTTTCCAAGGAAGCTGTTCTTCTTCGTAATATTGCTGTCTTAGGGCGGCGTGCTCCATTGAATAATGGATGTTGTCGGAAATATCAATCACAGCTAATTTCTGCTTGCTGTTGTGTAAACGAAGACCTCTACCAATTCCTTGTATTATTCGTATGAAGCTTTTTCCGCCAGATGCGAATACGATATTGTGTAGATTTTTGATATTGATACCTGTGGAAAAAATGCTACTCATAGCCACACAGACGACATCATCATTTGCTTCAAGTTCCTCGATAACGTAGTTTCTATCCGCTACGTCAACCTCCCCTTTGATAAGGTGGGTTTTCTTATTGTCTATTGTCGAAAGTAACGACTGTAATATTTCAGCATGTTCCAAATGGTTTACCAATACCAACGTATTGTTTGGTAATTTAGCCACAATTTTCTTAATGAAATTGTTTCTTGGCTCGCTGTTGTAAATGTAGGACAATTCAGCTAGATAATCTTCGGTTGGTGATTTGTCCTTTTTCTTTACCCTTTTTGGAATAAGTTTTTTAGGGTGATTCAATCTAATCATTTTCACCGCTACATCAGTAAGCACCTTTTCGTCTCTTAATTCCTTGCTTGTTTTTACATAAAGCACAGGTCCAAATGTTCCAATGATTTTCCAAGTATCAAATTGATCTTTTGGAAATGTTCCCGTTAATCCGAAACGGTTCGGTGTCTTTATTTTGGAAACAGCCTTTGCTAATTTTGATCCAATTTTAACGCCGTGACACTCATCCACGATAAGAAGGTCAACATCCAAAATCCATTTATTGTCGTCAAATTTGGAATTCAGATTTTCCGTGTTGCAAATTACAATTTCAGTATCTTGTAATTTGTTCTTTCCAGTCCAGCCTGAATATGCGAAATTAACTTCATATTCGGCAAAATCCTTTTGTAATTGTCCCACCAAACTTGTCCCCGGAACAATGATAAGACATTTGAATGTTTTGGATTTTCTATTTCTCCAAAAGTTCTCGATGATAGAAGCGATACAAAAGCTCTTTCCTGAGCCTGTGGCGCTCTTTAAGGTGCCTCTACCATATTTTAGGGACAATGACACCATTTCCAATTGAAAGTCCCTGTGAGGGTATTTAAAGCCGTCAAATACCTCATCGACTGATATCCCACATTTCAGAGCATCCGTAAATTCTGGTGTGTATTGAATGTTGGTGAATTGGCTGTCGATCAAGAATTGAATAATTTCCTTATACAGTCCAAAATCAAAACGACCGATATTGTCAATCGCATGCTTTCTGTCTGGTATCTTTCGATTGAATTTTTTAGCGAATTTAGCGTTCTCATTCTTTACGCTAAATTTGCCACGCACTAACGACAATTGAGCGGGATCACATATTATCTGACCCTTTCTAGTGTGTGTGTCGTAGTGCAGCTTAATCATTAGTTCATTTCCAATTGATGGAATTTCAAAATATTCTCAAAGTCCTTGGCACTATATTTAATAGTTTCGTATATACGTTCTAACTGTTTTACAGTTAATTTCATATCCTCGATCTCTTCGGTCAATTCTTCGACACTTTCACTCTCTTCAATTTTATCAAAAGTGGATTTGTTTAATTTGACAGGGCTGTTATCAAGCAACTTCTTGGATAGATTTTTAACCAACTTCTTCTTTTTCATTTCAAGCCCTCTTAATGATTGCTCTACTTTGCTGAGTTCATTTGCCCAATATGATTTTTCACCGGGCACTTGATTTAGTTTATCGCCCAATGTCATTACATTGATGTCGGTAGCGAATAGGGTTAATCGCTGTTCGTATTTTAATCGAATGTTTTGTTGACTCATTTATACTGTCCATAATAAATAAGAATATGTCAATGTCAAGTAAAGATAATGAAGAAATAAAAAAATTATACGAATCAATCTATTCTGAAATGACATCAGGTGAAGTGGTTGGTCCTATTGCACCAACAATAACCGATATGGGGAAACCAAATGCGGATACTTATGCTCCGGGAGACGACAGAATTGTAAAAGGTGGCAAGAAGAAAAGGAAACCAAGAGTGCAACGAAGGAATATGGGATATGAGGATACATTATTGTATCAATCTGATAATGTCAAGGACATTAATAGGAATATTTCAAATAAGTAAAAAAAGTTCTATTTTACCTATTGACAATTAAAAAAAGTGAGGTAGTTATGGGTTGTAGTGGGTGGGCTTGGTATAATATAATATATAATATAGATTATAATAATTATTGTAATAGGGTTGTAATTTTGTAATTACAATATGAGTAATTGGATTGATTTGCCCGAAGATACCACCAAGTATCATGGGTTTGTCTATAT